TTTCTGTCTGACGTTCGGCGGCAGAGAACATGCCGTAGCCAAGAGCCTTGCTGTCAAAGCATGAGCGCATGAACCAGTCTGCGAACTCCACATGCCGCTGTTTGACTACTAGCCTGCCGCCCTCTTCAGAGAAGCATCTTGCTGCCGTTGCCACTGCTACCCTTGCCAGCCTTACCCGCTGCTCGTTAGGTTCAACGATGGGCACGGCATTTGAATAGGTGCTGGACTGCCCCTTTGCCAGAGACAAGATGGCATCCGTAGCTTCAGAAGTGATGACCACTTCGTTTGGCCTCAGCTGCCATACCCATCTTACCAGCTGTCTTAGTTCATCCCAGTGCGCCTCATACTTTACCGGCTTGCACTTCTGATTGATGATCTCCACCGGCACATCCTCGGATGCCACCCCGATCACGAAGTCGAACCGGCTGATGTCTTCTGGTCTGCCTATTAGCTCTCTTACCGCATGGATGCCGTAGGTATACTGGTTCATCGGTCTCTCTGATCGGGGGTTGCTGATCCAGATAATTCTCGTAGCAGATCGAGTAGAACCAGACTGTATCTTCGTTACCTCCGCTATGCCGGACGATCTTACAGCAGACATGTCGGAGATATCACCTACGCTCAAACTGGACATTTCGTCAGCTACCAACAGCTTGCCATGGTTCAGCGGAATCTTCCCCCAGATGATGTCCCATCGTGCTCTCGATCCTATCTGCTGGAGGCCGCCCACCAGACCAGCGAAGCTGGAGTTTTCACACTTGAAGAACTCGCCCATCCTGATGTGTCTCACCACTCCCTCAACCAGTGCAGACTTACCACATCTTGTGTCGCCCATGATGAGTATGTCCATCCATCCACGGGGCAGGAGCCTGTCTTGCAGATAGAACTTTAGGGCCGAACAGTAGGTCAGTAGCGCTGCTGTGACGATATAGTGTCTGCCGAATATGCCGAAGTAGTTTTCGGCCATGTCCGTGTCAAACTTCTGTAGCCTGTCCCGAATTTGTTTCATTCTTTGCTTCCTCCCTGAAGAACTCACACAGCTTGGTATCGGTCACTTCCTCGATGGTGTTGAGTGGGTCGGCCTCCACTACGAGGAGCACACTCGCCTGATCCTTGGAGTCGGGTATCGGAATCCCCCTTAATCTGTATGCGGCGTTGGTCTGGACACCGCTGCCTATGAAGTATGCTTTCTTCAGGATCGTATCTACCTCTACGGTCATGTCGTTGTTCTCACGGTAGGTTCTCTGCGGGAACAGCGCCAGCTTCTCGATATTCTGGAACTCGGACACTTCGATCTCACAGCTTTTACAGTGAACCATAATGCCACACATGACCTTGAGTGTCTGCGTCTTCATGATGTCATTTACATCAACAAGCTGGATCAGCTTGCCATCTTCCCAGCTAAGCTCATACTCCTTGTTCCCGCTACCGTTGTTCTTACAGGCAGGGCAATACTTCTGGCTAGGTGTGCAGGATACAGTGAACTTACGAGGCACAACGTATGGGGCTCGATCCTTGCCAGCCACGGTCACATCGGTCTCTATCGGCTTGAATGCCCACTGCGCATGAGCCGTGTCATACAGTTTCAGATAGGTCGGGTTCGATATCTCTACATGCACCTTGCTGACTGCGTAAGGAGGGGTTCCAGCGATGATCTCTTTCAGGTCGTCGGCTGACCCGCCATCCCTTAGAATCCAGTCACTGAAGTCCTTGTTTCCTCCGGTCACCGGAAGGAAGATGTTGCGCACCTCCTTGACCGTGAACTTGATGGCCGCCACAACCTTCTTGGCGCCACGAATACCGGGCCTGTCGGTGTCATATATGACGGACACTCGTTTATCTGCCAGAGCAGCGGTCATCTTCTCGGTCCACGTATCCGCTCCACCAGTCTGACAATAGGCCGGGAAACCCAGTTGTCTCGCCAGTATAGTATCTGACTCGCCTTCCATCAGCAGGATGTCGTCTTCCACCGGAGGATATGGGAAGAACGCTGCCGCTCCGTAGCCTTCACCGAATGACATGATCTTGGGAGCGGCACTGGCCGAATACATCCTGATGTTGATGATGTTGCCACGCTCATCACGCACCGGAATCGTGTATCTGCTGCCGTTGAAGCCGATCTTCAGGTTCACAAGCGTCTCAGTAGTCCAGCCCTTTGTAACCTTGAGCCACTCCATCAGCTTGGGTTCTTCAAGAAGATGCTTGTGGAAGCGTTCAACGACTTCTTCGTCAATGGTCGGAGCCTTGCCGGTCAGGTCGTCTATGTGCCCTCTTTTGCCGCATCCATAGCAGATAAACTGGCCGGTCTTATAGTTGAGAAACAAGGATGGGTCTTTGTCTTCGTGCCACTGGCAGGGTATCTTCGTGCCCTTGTCGTGCGGCTGAACGATGTCACCGAAGTAAGAGCGGAACTTTTCTATATACATGGCACCCTCCGGAGATAAACCGAGAGGGGACTAGCCCCTCTCGGCGCGTTTGCTACTTAGAACGGGACGTTGGAGTCATCCTTGCGCTCAAACACCTGACCATTGATGTAGTAGTTCGTATACTGGCCATTCTTCTTGCACTGGACCCGAAGTTTGACCCCGTGAATCCTGTTCATCTGGGAGGGAAGCTCACTCAGTTTCCCGAGCATCAGACCGCACACGGTGAGGTCTCCCTTTAGATACTTGAAACGCTCCGGATTGTCAAGCCCATGTAGTTTGCTGAACTTGGTGCCCTTCATCTCGCCATTGGCCACTTCCATGTTGATCCGGAAGAAGTTTCTGCCATCACCGGATTCGAAGATTTCGGTGCCTGTGACCTTCGCCTCATACTTGCCTTCAGGCAGGTCAATCGTGGCATTGGTGGTCACTTCAGCGGATTCGAAAGCAGAGTCGAACTGGGCCAGAGTATTTTCGATAGTCATAAATTACTGTCCTTTCAAGGTAGTCGTGATTTTCTGATAAAGTTCAGATTCGGTGTCGAACTCGATGTTCTTGTTGAGGCCGAAGGCAGCTAACCTGCCTCCGCACTCCACGCCGTCTGGCGGCAACATGTAGAGCTGACGCTTGCCACGGTCATTGGTGTCCATGTAGAAAATCTGGTCTGCGAGAGCCATCGTGATCCGCTGGGCCGATCCCGGCAGGGTAGTGGTCACGACTGCTCTCTTTACGCCATCAATCTTCACCTCCTTCTGTATCGAATGGGAGATCATCCACATCCCCTTGTTCAGCGACTGGACGAAGGACACCATCTTCATCCACTCGGTCTTCACGATATCCCACAATCTTCCGAAAGCCTTGTCTTCCGACTCATGCACAACACCATTTGTGGAGCAAACATGCTGCCTGCACAGCTGATATGCCATATCCACCGTATCGAAGACGATGGTGTCAAATCTATCGTCGCCCTTGAGTTCTCCCAAGGTCTTCTTGAGGTCATTCCAGCTGAAGATAGGGACTCGGTAACAAGAAAGGAACGCTGTTCCATTGTTGTCTGTGTCAATGACGAGTGCCCTTTCATTCTGCGTTGCGAAGGTGCTCTTGCCGACCTTCGGCGGCCCGTAGACCATGACGCGCAACTTTGTAATGTCAATCTCAGGCTTGTTCTTCTCAATTGATAATGGCATCCTTGGCCTCCTTTTTCGCAGTGGCCGCACCTATCAGGTTCTCGACGAATTCCTGCCTCCCACGGACATACTCGACTGACTGCCCGGCCATGAACAGGGCGTATCCTCTTTGCGCCAGCGTCAGCGTCTCATCAGCCATGACCTTCTTGATGTATTCAGACCACTCGGTCGTGTCTTCACTGAACGGGTCGTGCCGCACGGCAATTCCTATCGCTTCGTCTTTGGTCAGACCAAGGGCAGTGTAGATATTCTTATTCATGTTCGATTCTCTCCTCAAACATCGGCGCGAAGGTCTCTTCGTCCCTGCACAAGTCCATGTAGGGGCAGGCTCCGAATCCGTAACAGGCATAAGGGGCGGCCATGGGCCATACGTCCTTGGAAGAACACATCTTGATGAGGTCATTCATGGTCAGCAGTTCCTTGATAGCGCCCGGCTTCGTGATCGGAATCTCAACCTCAAGGAAGTGGTCTTCGGGAGAATCAATATACTCCTGAAGATAGCGCTGTTCAAACATCTGCTCATTCTCGTCCTTGCGCTGCCTGATGGAAGACTTCGTGACCACGCGGAGCAGGACGGCAGGCTTGCTGAACACCATGGCATACAGGCGATGCTGGAGTGACAGCTGGAGGGCATTGTAGGTATTCGCATCAGGGCGGCTGGTGGTCTTGTATTCGGTTACATACTGATCGGATACGGAGTCTGCGATGCACACCAGATTGAGATCATCTGCGATCTTGAATTCGGCCTTCAGCTCAGGCACTTCACCGGGCAGAGGGCGGAAGAACTTCTTGGCAAGGATTCCGATCTTGTTCCACAGTGTCTCGTCGGCTTCACCCGCTACACCAGCATGAAACTCCTTGCCTACCCGCATAGCCTTGGGCGTTTCACGGGGAACCAGATTCCTCACATACTTCCAGTAGTATTTCTTCGGGCAATCTTGAAACGTGGACATCCTGCTGAAACTCATCTTCATAGGGTCAGTCTCCTTTCTATATACTTCTCATGCTTGGAGTCGAACACCAGAATATTTACATATCCGAACGGGAATCTTGAGCACAGTAGCCCCATGGCTACGGTAGAGGATAGCGAGGCAGTGACCAGTATGTAATCGTCCTGCTCTATGACATCCAGCACTTTGTTTACCGCTTCCCCTATGGCCTTCAAGTCTGCCGGGTGGATGTTGTTCTCCATCACAACCCACGGTTCACCGAATTTTTCCACGGAGTCGAAGTTCAGACCGCTTCGGTCATGGAGTATGAATACTTTCTTCATTTCGCTTTCTCCTTACACTACTAATATAACACAGTCAGTGTCGTTTGTCAACTAATTTCTTCAGAATATAATCTCTGACTTCAACCTTTGTAGTCATCGACTCTAGTATCCATCGCTCAATGTCTGAGGTGATGAGATCAACATACAGGACGGATTTGTCCTGACCGATTCTGTGACACCGATCTTCGCTCTGGGACCGCGCCAGAGAGCTGAACGTCGGGCTGTAGTAAATCACTCGGCTCGCTCTGTTCAAGGTCACCCCATACTGCAATGATTGAATCTGGGCCACTAATACGGATGACTTTTGCCCTTCGAACGACTCGACCGCCCTCCTTGAGTCGTTCCTGCCGTTCGACAGCGTGTAGCTCACTCCCATTTCTTTCAGGCATTTCTCGATGTCCTCCCTCTCGGGTTCGAAATTATACCATATTACGGTCGGCGTGTCCCACGCTATTGACTGGAGATACTCCACTTTCTTGTTTTCGAATCGCTCAGTCTCCTTGTCTGGGTAGTAGACGAAGCCAGAGCTAATCTGCCTCATCTTTATGATCTGAACCAGAATCTGTGTGATAGGCATGTCGCCTACCGCACCCGCTTCCGCTCGTAGGTATGCCTTGCGCTGTTTCGTTCCCATGGAGAGGTCAATAGTCTGGTATTGTTTCGGTGGAAGGTCCAGACAATCCACTTTCCTAACAACGACAGCACCGCGCTTGAGAATCTGCATAAACAGCTCAAGGTTCTTGTATCCAATGATTTCATTGTATTCTCCGAATTCGCAGAACGCAGACTGAAACACAGACTTAGGCCCGAACAAACCGGGATAGGCTATCTGAATCTGTGACCACACATCTTGATAGTTGTTGCCGTAAGGCGTGCCAGTCAGCATGATCTTGCTGTCGCACTCGATGGCGGCCACTGCCTTCGTCCTATTGGCACTGGGATTCTTCACACACTGGGATTCGTCAATCACCATCATGTCGATGTCGGTCTGCTTCCATTTGTCCACGTCATTGACGAGCGTCTGATAACTGGTGATCCATCTGCCACGCTCGTTCGGTATCTTGCGCCTTGGCCCATGGATGACAGTAAGCGGCATTCCATGCTTCTCGGCTTCGCGTTGCCACACGAATAT